GTTGCTCCTACGGCAGCGGCGATGCCTTCAAGGGCTCCCATAACAGCCCCTGCGGCTGTCGTTGCGGCTCCCGAAATAGCCGCCCACATTGCGGACAACTTAGCGCCGAAGCCAGCAAGCGCTCCACCGGCTGCCAATGCGCCCTTTATTGTTCCGATTGCCCATACCACTTTACCGATGGCCGTTACAATGGCCCCGAGTATCATGAGGAGCGGCCCAATGACCGCCACGATCTTGCCGATGGTGATGATCGTTTTCTTGCTTCCATCATCCATGGCGTTGATTTTATCCACAAATTCCTTTATGCCCTGCACAAACTCACGCACCTCGGGAATCAACAACTCACCGAAAGCGATTGCGAGTTCCTGCAAGTCGGATTTTAACTTCGTGATATCGCCTTGAAGGTTATCCTCCATGATGGCAGCCATGGCCTCGGCCTGTCCGTTGTACTGTTCAATTATCTCGGCCCCGGATGCAAGCGCTTCCTCAAGTGGAACAACAGAACCGTCTGCGAGTTTTGCAAAACTGTTCGACGATGTGTCAATCGCGTTCGCTAATTGGTTGAAATCTTCATCCGATGCCTGAGCGATAGCCAAAAGGCCAGACATGGCCCTTGCACCGCCAAGCATGGCAGCGGCCCGGGCTTTCTCTGCTTCCTCGGCTCCAAACGCTTGATGTGTCAGATCCTCAAGAGCCGCATCATATTTCTTTTGTGTGATGTTGCCAGCTTCAAGATCCGCATCGAGCTGCGCCACTTGTGCATCAAACTCTTCCGCGGACATCTTTACATTCTTGAAACCGTCCCGGATCTGGTACATCACTTCGCGGAATGTGTACATATTGCCCTGTGCATCATAGAGCGAAAGGCCGAGCTGATCAATGGCGGCCTGTGATTCCTTGGTGGGCTTCGCCATCCTGGTAAACAGATTTCGAAGGGATGTTCCGGCCATGTCCGCCTTGATTCCATTATTTGCCATCAAACCAAGGGCAAGCGCTACATCCTCGGCTGTATAGCCTAATGTTCCGGCGGGGGCGGCGGCATATTTGAATGACTGACCGAGCATAGACACATTTGTGTTTGAATTGGTGGCCGCTGCCGCCAAAACATCCGCAAAGTGAGCGGAATCCTTCGCTTGCAATCCGAAGGCCGTGAGCGCATCCGTCACGATGTCGGAAGTATCACCCAACTCCTCGCCGGAAGCGGCGGCAAGGTGCATGATGGCGGGTAGGCCGTCAAGCATGTCCTGTGTCTTCCAACCGGCCATTGCCATATACGACAATGCCTCGGCGGATTCCTCAGCAGAAAACTTCGTCTGTGAACCCATTTCACGGGCTTTTGCAATAAGCGCTTCCATTTCCTCGGCATTTGCCCCGGAAATAGCCTGAACCTTTGACATTGCAGCATCAAAATCTGCTGCCGTTTTGACCGCTGCCGTTCCTGCGGCAACAATCGGGGCCGTAACATATGTCGTCATACCACGCCCGATAGATGTCATCGTCTGCCCTGCGGCCTCGATCTTCTTTCCTGCGGCTTGCATTTCCTCCGCGGCGGCCTTGGTCTGCTGCTGTGCCACGGATCCGAAATCTTTATACTCTTTTTCGAGCGATTTAAGTTGCTGTTCGGTGTCGGCAATCTCTCTTGTGAGCGCTTCCTGCTGTTTGATGGTCTGCTCGGTCTGCGGGCCGTTCTTCAACTGCTCAAGGGCTTCTTTCTCCTGCTTGAGTTTGTCCTTCGTGCCCTCGATGGCATCCGTGAGCGCTTTCTGCTTCTGGGTGAGCAGTTCCACGTTCTTCGGGTCCATTTTCAAGAGTTTGTCGATGTCTCTGAGGCTGTTTTTTGACGAATTTATCTGCTTTTCGACATTCTGCAAAGCCTTGGTCAGTTTTGTGGTATCGCCGCCGATTTCGATTGTAATGCCTTGTATACGCTTGCTTGCCATAATCGTTCACCTTTATGCGAGTAGGTTGTCAATGTCTGCTTGCATTGCTTTTTCGGGAAATTTGGCCGTGTCATTGTCTGATTCAATCATCAGATCGAAAACCGTGCCAATTTCCAAATTATCCAAATCTTCAAATGTCAGCCCGATCTGCTTGGCCCGCAGTAGATAAACTGCTGTATTGATCTCTCGTGCAGTCGGGCGGTTTATTTTTTTGCCTTGCTTGAATTGTTACGGCTCCCGGAATAGATGGCAAAGATCTCGTTGGCGTTCTCGATAAATGTCATGCTGTCATATTCTTCAAGCCAATCAATGTATTTTTCCATGTTCAGTGTGTTCATGTCCGCTTTTCCGGCTTGCATCGCCATTACATAGCCCATTTTGCTGATAATATCCGCGTCAAAGTCTCCATTGTCATTCAGGACACTTGTTAGCAGATCGACGTGGAATAGTTGCTTGAAACGAATGAGGGTAGCGGCATTGGCAAGCATCGGGACAGTGCGCTGTTCCCCTTTCGGGTCACAAAGTTTGATTTCTCCGTACATAGTGGTTTTTACTCCTTTCGATTGTCAGATATACAGAAAGCCCCATGCAAGGCATCAGCCAAGCACGGGGCATCCATGAGGGTGTTATAAAAGAGAGCTTAGGTTGTTACATACACATTAGAGAACCATCCGTTGTAGGTGCTGGTGTTTACGGTCTCGCTGGTGTAAGCCTTAACCTTACCATCTGCACGCGGTACAGCGGTGATCGTGATCGTGCCGTGGGTCGGTTCAAGGGTCTCGCCCTTTGTAGCGTTCTCCTGAGTTTCACGGGTTGCGGAACACTTGTAAAATACGTTCCTGCGTTTCTTAGCGTCCCCGTCGATCTCAAACAGCAGGGCAAAGTATGTCGTGCCCTTGTCGTTGGTCTCTGTCATGACGCCGTTTGTGTCCTTGGTGTCGCCCAGGATGTCCTTTGCGAAGTCTTCCGGCATAACTTCATATTCGAAGTCGCCCTCATAGCCGTTGTTCTGTGCGATGGTGTACCACTCCACATCATCCGCAAATTCCTTAATGGTGTCGCCACTAGGCGAAAGGCTCATAGAAACCGCACCCTTGAAAGCCTTGGGGGATCCGTAGGTGTAGGTGATCTGACCGGTGCTGTCAACGCTCTCGGTCAGTTTTGCATAGTATACATTTTTCAAGCCAAACTGAATCTTATTAGCCATTGATGTTTACCTCCATCGTATAAGTTTTCATTTGCATCCGTTCATCATCCAGCCAAGTTTCTTCGGTGCTGTACACCATTTCGTGTGCATCCAGCACGGCCTCGACCTTCGATTCCAGAGCAAAGTCTTTGTTGTCTGTGTATAACTCGATTGCTAACTGCTCAATCTTGACGTGGTTTTGGTTGTCTGCCGGCTCCGGGACATTTCCCGTGTATAGATAACAGATAAAAGGCGGGGCCACGGCCTCACCTTCTGCAAAAGAGCGGTATGCGAATGGAATTGCATTTACCCCATCCGGCTTGATTTCGCCTATCATTTCAGCGATTTCTTGTAAGCTCATTTATGACCTTCCTTTCGTACTCTTTCACGAGTTTTTGTTCCACAGGTGCAATGTGGGCTCGACCCTCTACCCTTCCGCCGCCGCGCTTAGCGTGGCCGTGTTCGAGTAGGTGAGGAAGTCCCGGCAATTTGCTGTTGTAGATGGTGACATTTGCCCCGGCGCGGGTGCGCTCGATGCTTGTTCTCCATCCGCTTGCATATCTATTGCCATTGAAATTACTCTTAGCCGCCGATTGCACCGCCTTGGCTCCCGCTTTGCCGACCTTCTCCGTGATCTCCGGGAGTGAATCGGTGATGCCGTTTGTGTATTCCTTGAGAATTTCATCCACGGCAGCGGGCAACTGTTCAAGAGTTATCCGTCTGTTGCTTGCCATTGGTACCACCCTTTCGCTGAACGTACAACTCGATGGTGTCGGTGTTTTTGAGGTAAGTTCTGTAAATGGCGTATGTTGCGCCCTTATACTCAAGCATCTCCTGGTTCTCGTAATCATACGCAAACATGGTGATGCGGTAGTCGGGTTTTAAGCCATTCCTGCCACCTTCGAAAAACTCCTGCATGGTTACACTTGAAACATTACAGAACACTTGCTTATATGACCGTGTCACTGCATAAACGCCAAGCGCGTTCTTGGTCTTGGTCTCTGTTATGAGTTTTACGATGTCTGATCTGTCCATGTCGTGTACCCCGTCGCCATTGATAACTGAGCCTTCTGTTCATCATAGGATGCTTTTAATTTGTCGTAGTATTCCACGCGGTCCAGCTCCCCGAAGTTCAGTTTGCAGTATGTGATGATTGCACGCTCGCAGATCTGGTCCGTCCCCTCCGAAGTGACAGGAAGTGACACCCCGGCGATTCCCAAATCAGATTTTGCTGCCGCAATCAACTGCGTAAGTTCAGCATCAAAAGCATTTGTTGTTATTCTTAAAGCGAGTTTTACCTTATCCAGCATTATAAAAACCTCTCTATACTGCCCATGCGTTTTTCCCAATCGATTTCGTCCTGCGGGTAGACTGTCTTGTATCCAACATGACCGAGTTGTACCGACGGATCCGCCCAAATACTGAACCCACATTCACGGGCCCTCATGCAGAAAGCCAAATCCTCGCCGTATTTCTCATGAGGAAGGAAACAAAATGTGTATTTCTCCCAGATGGCTTTGATGACCTCGGTTTCCATCAGCACACAACCCATCCCGCACGCTTCCACCTCAAAAGGCTCTGCTCCATATTCACCATACACATACCGGTCTATGGGGTCGAGCGATTTGAACAGGCAGGATACATGCGGCGGGCGGCGTGCATGACATATCGCCGAAACAAACGGCTTCCCGGAAAACATCAGGTCATCCAGCAGATCCTCTGTAAATACCATGTCGGAATCTATCCACAATACATGGGTAAAATCTTCTTGACGGGCTTTTGTCGCCAAAAGGTCACGGGCAACATATACAAGTGTTCCGCTCTTGATCTCGATGTGGTAGTCAATGCCATCTTCATCTAGTCGCCTTTGGAGCGCCAAGAGCGATTTCACAAACTCCGTGTGCATCATGTCAAGAGACGGAATAGCAATTAGCAATTTCATGTGGTTTACTCCTTTTATGTGGTTTTATTTCGCTTTCTTGGTTGTTCTCTTGGTCTCTGCCTTGGGCTCCGCACTTCCGCAGGCAGAAACAGCAACCGCGCTGTTTGTGGACGTCAAGAAACCAAACTCAGCAGGGGAAACCTCGACGATCTCCCCCGCCTTGTGAATAATTCTTGCATCCCGAAGCAGTCTGACCTTCATCAGGTGGTACCGCTAGAGGGCTTTGCAATGTTGCAGAATCTCTTGCAAGCCGTTACAGCATGTGCGGCATACTGACGACCTACAATCTTGACAAGATCCTTCTCAGCCTCGCTTACGTCGTCATACTTGAGAACAACGCCCTCACCCTCGGGGTAGTTAACCTGAGCGCCGTCAAGATCGCCAACGATTGCGTATACTGCATTAGCATCTGCACTGTCGTATGCAGGAAGCTCATCACTAAACAGAACCGGAAGATTCATGAAAGGATCATAGTTGAAATTACCTGCTGCGCGCGCTGCCTCAAAGTTTGCATGGGTCAAACGGTTCATGATGATTACATTGTTCTTTGCTTCATCACAAAGGTTCGCATACGCCTTTGAAACAGTTACAAGGCCGGGTGCCTCAGTAATCTTTGCAGCAGAACAAGCGGTAGATCCTGCGCTGGTGTTCAAGGTCTTAATGTCCGTAACTACCAGCTGAGAAAGTTTCAAAACGATCTTCTTGGAAAGTTCTCTGTAAACATACTCGATCAGAGTACGGCCGCCCATTGCGACAACTTCATCAGAAATGTGGATCCACTTCTTGATGTTTCTCGGGATCATGGTCACGATACCAAGGCTCAGAGATTCCTCGGTGGGTGCGGTTGTTCCTTCGGTATGTACCCATGCACCATCAGCGGAAAGCTCGAAAGGAACGCGCAGATTGCCCTTGATGTCGGTCTTGCGAACACGGGAAAGGATCTCGTCGTTATCCCATGCGGTTCTGATAATGTCGTCTACGAAAGACGGAACAGGAACAGAGCCGGAAACGGTCTCGGTCAGCAGTGCGCGGCACTCTGTATCTCTTCCGGTCTTGAGGTAGTTAGCAAAAGCATTGATATAGTCATCGGAATTTCTAACTTCCATTGCCTTGTTTTCCACCTTGCGCTCCTCTACGATCTGGCCAGCGCCCTTGATGACTTCCATGATGTCAGCCCGGCGGGTATCAACCTCGATTTCCATCTTGCGGGCCTCGAGTGCCTTTACTTCATCGTTGAGCTCTGCGATTCTTGCTTCGTCAGCGGTCTCAACTTCGTTTTTGATCTCTGCAAATCTCTTCTCGATCTGCTCAAGGTTCATTTTTTCCATTGTCTTGTCCTCCTGTGGATAATTTGATTTTGAGTAATAGTTTCCGCTTCTCCAGCTCCAGCGCCTCAAGTCGCTCCGCCTGAATCTTCGCAATCACTCCGTCACTCAGATTACGCACAGAAATGGATGTCGCATCGTTCGCCGGAATACTCACCGCCGAAACATCATATACTTTGCCAAC